GTTTTACTGTTTTGTAAAGAAGATTCTACAGCAGAATTATAAGCATCAAATACCACATAGTCATCATCAAATGATGTAAAGTAAGCTGGAGCTCTATCATCATAGACATTAATCTTAATACCAGTAGAGTCTGTAACAACTGTAATTTTCGAATCAGTACTTAAACGTTGATCTGTAATATCAAGAAACTCTTCTGGAGTTTTATAGATGATCTTAGTGAATCTGTTACGAGTTTCTCCAGGTTTCTTACAATCATACTTAATCCATTTAAGATCAATGATTGTTTCTGGTAATCTCATATGAGTAGGTCTAGCTACTGTACCACTAGTACCTAATTGAAAGAGTTCATATAACCATGGATAGTCTTTGCCGTCTACAATGTTGTAGTAAGTAGACTTAACGAGTTGAGCTACTTGTAATGACTCTACACTATCATTAATAGAGTTGACTTCATCTGAATCCATATCGGACATAATGTCTTGGACAATTTCAAGTAGTGTCATCTTAGCCATGATATATTCCTATAGTTTAAGAGCAGATAAACCTGCTTCAATAACTGTAATTGCTGTGGAAGATGATGTTGCATCTCCACCAACATACATTGATAATACTTGGTTAGCTGTAGCAGTTACTAAACCTGTAGCTGAAATATGTAGTTTATCAGCACCATTACTAAATTTAGAAACTGTTAAAGTTCTACCACTACTAGTACCATCTAGGTTATATTTAAAATTGTATAATGTTCCGTTTGCAATAGCTGCTGTACTGAAATGAGCCCAGAAATTAATCAAATAATTACCAGCTTCAACAAGTGTAATAGTACCATTTGCAGCAGATACTGTTAATACATTAGTTACACCAGCTGTCCATTCTGTACCTGGATTTAATTTAGCATAGGCTGATGCAGCTGAAAGAGTTTGTGCAGTTGCACCTGCATCAATATAGATTTCAGCATGAGCTTTACCAGGAGGATATACCCAAGTTCCTGAACCTGATCCATTAGCTTGATATACTTTTCCTGATGCTGCAGAAGCTACACCTTTTGGTTCATGTAAGTCTGCATCTGCAATTAGTTTGTGCTGAATTGTCATTTAGAATTCCTTAAGAGAAAGGGAGAGGCCCCTATCAATATAGAGGCCATACCCAGTTTGTTACTTAGTCCTTATTGTAAATATACTCAACAACGATGCGACCAGCACCAGCTGTTAAGTCATCTACTGAAGGAGTAACTTTTAGTTCACCTGCTGCAGCACCAATTGTTTTACCAATTAGAGCACCTGCACCAGTAACTACATTACCTGCAGTACCAATTGCTGTTTGAGTTGCCTCAGCTACAGTAATTAGACCGTCAGCATCAATTACAGTACCACCAGCTTGATAGAGACCTACGTCTAAATCAGTAGTAGTAGATGTTGAAGTAAATGCTACGTCAACATATAATTTAGCTGAAACGATAGTTGCGTTAGCTGGAATAGAAAGTTGAAGACCATTACTTCCGTAGTTAGGAAGATCATTGTAATCAAAATCCCATACAGCTGACTTGATAATACCGTTCTTTGTTGATTGTTGACCACCAAACTTACCGTTTGTTGTTCTAACACCGTAGTAATTAGCTACGCCTCTTTTACCGTCGATTTCAAAACCCATGTTATTCTCCTTAGTATGTAGAACCGCTAGTTAAAATAACACCAAGTGTATCAACACGTTGGGCACCAAAACCGAAACGAGAAGTAACTTGATACTTATCAGCACGTTCTTCGTTGTCTCTCCAACCTTCAGTCTTAGGAGCACGTCTCCAAGCATGCATGATTGGTTTGCAAGAGTCATCAGCTACGCACATAAATACGTTAGCTACGTCGCCGATTTCTGCAGTATCGTTTGCTAAGCCATATGAAGAAGCATTTAATGCCTCTGTAGCTGTCTTAACTGGTAAACGATTAGAAGTCCAAATGTCGAAACCAAAGATGTTTCTAACAAATTTGTGATCTTTAGCAAAACCTTCTGTAACAATACCTTCGAACATTGGGTTGTTAGATACGTTAACGAGGTTTGATAAACTGTTTAATGTTGCTTCAACGATTGGATCAACAATAGCGATACGACCTGCTGTAGGAACATTAGCTTTATCAAATGTTAATTTCATAGCAATGATATCAGATAATGTCATAACGCGTGTAGATGCAGAAGCACCACCAGCTACCCAACGATGTGGACGGCCGTTAACTAAGTTTACGTTAGCGTTAGTTTGAGCAGCGTTAGCTACAGATAAGAAACGTGATTCGTGGTTTTCACCAAGAGCACGTGTTGATTCCATTGCACGCATAGACATTAATGAGTCTACTTGAGCACCATCTTCACGGAGGTCATCACTAACTTTCCATGCATCACCAACATAATCAGTGATAGAAAGTGTAATGTTACCTGTGTCGATAGGGTTAAAGTTTAATGGTGTATCTTCAGCTGCATCTTGAATTGTTACAGTACCAACTGTTTTAATGTTTAAAGTAGTGCCAGAACCGAAGTCTGATACATCTCTCCACATACCTTCAGGTAGTAAGAAATCATGTAAGTTATCAAGAATAAACTGTGAATACTGTTGTGCCTCAATAAAGGCAGTTGTATTACTAGTTAATTGTGACATGTTTTTTCCTTAGTTTGATAAATTTAATTTAACTTTTTCACCAGCTATTTTCCAAGCATTGACTAAATCTTTAGTAGTAGCTCCTTGTTTAACCCTAGCAGATAACTGATTAGGATCTTGTTTATTACCAAGGGTTTCTGTATTTACTGTGCTAGTAGGTTTACCTGCTATTGGAGCAGATGTTCCTTCTAGACCAGCTAGTTTTAGTACAATCTTAGGTGAACTGGCTGCCAAGCTATTTAATTGTTGTACAGTTAATCCACTTTCTTTAGCAACAGTATTATAGACTTCTTCAGCTTTAGAACCAAACTTCTCAGTAAACTTATTAGCTACTGATTCAGCATTAGTCTTAGCTGCTCTTTGTCTTTCCTTATGCTCAAGAGTTTGATCAACTATTTGCATTAATTTATCTTGATCAAATTCAGTTCCAGCAGGGGTAGCCTGTGGTTGAATTCCAGACTTAATTTCATCTAGAAGTTCTTCAGTTGTTCTACGTTTAGCTAGTTCTTCTCTTGCAGCAGCTAACTCAGACTCTAAAGTTTGAATATGCTTCTGTGCGTGAGGAACTGACTTTAACGCATCTTCTACTGATGAATACTTCTTACCATCACCTACTAATTCAGCAGCTTCTGTCGGAATCTGGAATACGGGTTGTTGGTTATCTTGGTTCTGAACTTCGTTGGTACTTGGTTCAGGTGTTTTATTGTCTTCAGACATTACTTTCTCCTTTGTCAGGTAATAAAGACTGAAGTTTTAGAAATGCTTTTTGGAAGCCTAATTGATAAGCTTGATATTCAGCCCAAGAAGGAAGAGAGAAATTCTCTTCATCTATACATTTACGTCTAGACAATTCAACTTGGTCAGTGATATACGCTTTAAGTAAATCGAAAACTTCTTGTTTTGATAAGCTTTTAGCTTTTTCAGATTTTAAATCCATAGGATAATTATAACATACAATTACTTAAAAGTCAAGTAATATTTGTTACATAGCCTCTGGAGGCAGCTCACCTTCCATTTGAGGTTGTAAAAGATCCTCTTCAAGAGGTGTAGCTTGTTCAATTTGCATCTCTTGTTGAACTTGGTTAACAAGCTTTTGAGTTTCAGCTTGTTCAAATATAGCTGCATTATCTTTAATAAACTCATATTTCTCAAAGCCCATATACTCTTCAACCATCTTAGCAAGACGTTTAGCTGAAACATGTGGAGCAATAACTTGACCCATTGGACTATTAAAGATACCAAGCATATTCTGAATAAGTTGAGCTCTAGCTGCAAAATGTCTAGCTCCGATAGGACGAAGTTTACCTTTAGCAGTAATATCATCTTTAGTAATAGAAATGAAATCAGTTACACCAAGATCATCATCCATTACTCTAGATATCTCAGCTATATCCATATTACGTCTAGCCATTTCTAACATGGTATTAAGGATTGGTTCAAGGAACTCAATTTCAAACTTGTTAATCTTGTGTTGGAATATACGTCCAGCTGCATTCTGTAACTGTTGAACTTCAAAAGCAGTTTTTTCACCAGGAGTACGGATACCCATAGCCTCTTTAGGAGCTCCAGCCATTTCTTCCATTAGTGCTAGTAAAGCAGCAATCTCATTGTTTACTTGGAAAGCGGCAGCATTAGGAGCTAACATCTCTACAGCACCATCTTCTGGAATGTGGATAGTAGTCTCAGGACCCCATTCAAAAGGTTCTACATCTCCTTTAACAACCATAGGAGGATGAATAGTCAGATCCATAGCATCGGCTTTTAAGTTCTCCAAATGATCAATACGATATTGTAAACCTACAAGGTTGTCTAATGGACCCATACAATATAGATTATCTGGTCTTTCTCTCCAACCTACATGATGTTTTGTATCACGACCTAACCAAGATGGATTCTCAATATTACGGATAATATAACTTCTATCAATAATAGTAATAATTCTACGCTCTAATAGATCACCTTTAACTTCATCATAAAGGTCTCCTTCAAACTCGAGGATTTCTACTAAACCTGATTGGTAGTATTCTTGAAGAGACCCAAAACCATCTACACTAAAACCTTCAGCTTTATTAATATCTTCCATTTTAAATGCTGATATATTTCTACGTACAGCTATGGCTTTTTCAAAAGCTGCTTCATCGTAGTTTAAATCAGGACGATATTTAATATCTTTCTTAAGTTCACCAACAGATTTAACATATCGTGTAAACTTTGGAGACTCTTTAAAAGTTCTAGCTGTAGGATTAAATACAATATCAAATGGAGATATACGTTCTAGTTTAGGACCTTGATATGTTGTAATCTCTTGATCTGTGTATTGATCTCTATGTTTTTCATTTACATAAATAACATCAGCAAAACAATTACCATAGTCAATGTAATCATAAAGAAGTTGAGAAATCGTTTCTCTAAAATTAGACTCTCTTAACTTAGTCTTAATATAAGATTCAATAGCTCTACGTTTGTTATGAGTAGAAGCTTCTAGATTATAACCTTCCCATTTAACCCAGTCATCATTAGGGAATAGAGCATCCATGTAGTTGGCATGAAGGTTATCTCTAATTTGAGTAAGTTTAGGAAGTGTTGTTTTATTCTTCCAAGGTAGTTTAGAATTGGTAGTTTTAGTAGTATCTGTAGCAAATAGATAATTACGAAGCTCTCTCCATTCTGCTTCTTTATCATCACGTTGAATCCACCAATTATTATAAAGACCTGCCAAGCGTTTTGCTAGACCTTCTCTATCCATTAATTGTCTTAGTTGTGCTACTTTCCCTGCCATAATTTTTCCTTAATAAGAAACACCACCGAAGCGGCTGTGAGTAACTATATTTTTACCTATTGAGAATGTTCCTACTCTATTCTTAGGTATAATTGCTATTGAGATAGCATTAGCTAGTGCGTCTTTAATATCGTCATGAGGAGGATGAGCCATTACTAGTTCTTCTTCTAATGACTGACAATTACCACCTTTGTAATGCCATATTTGCATATTATCATACTTAGGTTCTAATACAGCTGAAACACGTTCAAACTTATCACCTAAAGACCTAGTAGGTCTAAATTCATCAATTGAGAGGGGTATACCATTAGGTTTAAGATAGCTCTCTTTTAATTCTTTTACAATTGTTTGTTGAGCCACAGTAATCTCAGCTCTAATCTTTCTAAAACCCCACTTCTGCCAAGCAGTCACTATATGTTGATAGTAATCTACAATACGATCTGTCTTAAATCTATCAATATCTAGTACGTAGTAGTTACCTTGGTGATCTACACCAATAACAACTAAGGCTGTGTAGTCAGCTTTTTTACGAAGAGAGAAAGCAAAGTCAATAGCAGCATAAATATTAAGCTTCCTATCTCTAATGTACCAATCTCCTTCTTTATTCTGAAGTACAGATTTATCAAAATACTGAAACTTTTCTGAGTTAATCCTTGCAACATCTTCACTATTTGGATTATTATAGTATTGTGAGTAAAATTGTGTAGCGTCAATATATTTAGCTTTAATTCGTGCTAACTCTTTATCATCAAATCCAAATCGTTTACCATCTGCACGAGTTTGTTTAGGCCAGAGGAACTCTCCATTGGTTTCAACTACCCTTTGGAACAACTCATACACTTCTTCTTCGGAAATAATATCACCATCATCACCATAGATAGTTTCTTTCATAGCTACCATGGTATCATATATGTCTTTTGGATGGTATCTAGTACCTACAACCCACTCTCTCGCACCTGGATTTTCAATGGAAGCAAGTTGAGAATAAGCTGCCTCAACTTTCTCACGACCATCAGCTGTATAAGCGTTCCCAGGTACAACAATGTCATCAAGAACAACAACGTCAGCATGAAAACCTGTGGTATTAGATGTAAGACCAACAGCTTTACAAGTTGCATCACGAATCCCTTCTAATTTACGTTGAGGGTGATCAACAGCAATTTCAGAAACTGCCCATTTCTCACGTTTACCTTCTTCTGGATGAATCATCTCAGGCCAGTACCTACGATAAATAGGACTATCTATAATCTGTTTAATAGCATATAACTGTTTCTCAGCTAGATCAGCTGTAGCAGAGACGTATAGAATCGTTGTTTCTGGAAATCTAGTAATCCACCAAGCAGTTCTATAGGCAATCAACTTACTTTTCATATGTCCACGAGGAAGTAAAACTAATTGGTTATTTTTAGCTTCTGAACGAGTCCACCATTGGATTAACTCTTCATGAACAGCTCCTAACATCAAGTGTGGAGCTACTAATTTAATAAAAATTGATAAGTCAGCCTCTGCTGATTCTCTAATCTGATCTAATTTATCTTTCATTTACTTCTTTTTAGGAAAACCCTTTTTCATATTTGCATATGCTTCAGGAGTTATAGTACTCTTTTTCTTAGAACGAGAGATTCCTTTTTTCTTACGTTGATTGATATTATAATACAAACCTTTTTTTACCATTTTACTTTATCCGCCCAGTATGCAGCTGACATTTTACCCTTAGCTATATTACTAGCATGACGAGCTTTAAAGGACTTCTGTCTAGCTTTTTGTTTAGCAGTGCTAGGATTAGATCCAGCACCACTTACCCCTTGTTGACCAAAGCGAATAAGCTTTTCTTTATCTCCTACTTTAGCTAATACAGCATGACTCTTTGTAGGATGGCTAGGTGTACGCTTAGGTTTATTATAACCTGAAAATTTCTCTTTACCTTTAGTAATCATAGTTTCTAGTTCCTTTATTGTCTATAATTAGCGCTTGTTTACGAGGTTTATAACCCTCTTCACAAAAGCTAATATGTATCCAACGATCAAACTCCAAGATAACTTGATCATATTTAATATCACTTGATACAATCTTTTTAATAATGTCTTTAGGTGTTCCAAAGGATGGACAGATAATATCTGCCGCCAATCCTTTTGTATGTTGACTTGTCGATTTACTTCCAAGTAAGCTATTAACAGGTAGAGAGCGATAGCCACTGTTA